TACCGTATCATTCATTATATAATACATATAGAAAAGTAATAGAAAGATTAAAAAAAATATTATGATAGAAAAATTATTAAGCAGAGTAGGAATTGAAGTTTGGAAGGACATACCAGAATTTGAAATTTATCAAGTAAGCAATTTAGGAAACGTAAGAAGTAAAAACTTTAGACGTACAAGAAAAACACAGACACTATTAAAACACATAAACAATAGGGGTAGATATACATTAAATTTATATAAAAATGGAGTAAGATATAGTAATAGAAATATATCAGTTCTAATGGCTAAGGCTTTTTTAAATCATAAACCTTGTGGGCATAAGTTAGTAGTAGACCATATAAACAATAATAGATTAAATGACAGACTTTATAATTTACAAGTAATAACACAGAGACTAAATCTTACAAAAGATAAAAAAGGAACATCTAAATACGCAGGTGTATGTTGGGATAAAAGTTGTAATAAATGGATAAGTTACATAAACATTAATGGCAAGAGTATATTTTTAGGGCGTTTTACAGATGAACAAGAAGCAGCACAAGCATATCAAACTGAATTAAATAAAATACAATGAAATTAGGAGATTTAGTTTATTACTTTACATACTATACAGGAATTAAATATATTTGGAAAAAGATTAATCCTAACTGTAAGTGTGATAAACGTAGAAAGGATTGGAATAAAATAAAAATTAAAAGATGGTAAAATTTAATGACTATGACTATAAACTTTGGAAAGCCTTTAGAATTTCAAAATCAGACACTATCCTTAGAACAGAATATAGAATGGTATGTCTCCTCCACTCACAATATTACAAGCATAAATACACAGAACCTTGTGTATGTAATCCCAAAAAAATAAATAAATGGATAAAAGATTTAAATATTATTTGGGATAATGGCAGTAAGTAAAATTCATAAACTTGAGAAAGCATTAATAAACTTTTTAAATTTTGATGGTTGGGAGCTTGAATGGACTGGTGAGGGTTATACGCATTACGATGCTAAAGGCAAAACCCCTAAAGGTTTTGACTGCGTTATTGAAATGAAATTTAGAAATAAATATTATGAAAAGAAAATGATAGAAAAGTATAAGTATGACCAATTAATGAAAATAGATAAAAATATAATAAAACTTTATTTTGTAAATGACCCAAAAGGAAATTTTTTATATTGGTTGAATAATTTAATAATGCCTGAAGCTGAACCAATGTACTGCCCTGATACTACTCTATGGACTAAAAAAAGAATACTCAAGCCTGTTTATCTTTTAGAAGAAAAAGAAGCTACTAAAATAAATTTAAATGTTTGATGTAGGAATAACTTTTAGCACCTTTGATTTATTTCATATAGGACATATTAAAATGCTTGAAGAAGCAAAAAGTAAATGCGAATATTTAATTGTAGGATTACAACTTGACCCAAGTTTAGAGCGAAAAGAAAAAAATAAACCAATACAAAATATAATAGAAAGATACACACAATTAAAAGCCTGTAAATATGTAGATGAAATTATTCCTTATATTTATGAAGATGAAATTTTAGATATATTAAGTACTTATAAAATAAATATTAGAATTATAGGTGAAGAATACAAAAATAAAACTTATACAGGTAAAAAATATTGTCAACAAAATAATATTAAAATATATTATAATAGTCGTAAACATAGATTTTCTTCATCCCTATTAAGAAAACAACTATATAATTCAAATAAAACATAAATATACATTTTTTTATTAATTATAATTTATATATATTTGTTATATAATAAAATAAATATTATGTATGAAATAAAAAATTATATTAAAGAATTTTATATAAATGGCAAATTAATTGGTAAAATTATTTTAGAAAAACCTGACAGAGAAAAATTAGGTTACTCTGGTAAAAGATTAGAAATATTATCTGAGGATATAAAATTTAAAAAATTATATAAAAAGGGCACAGAGGTTTATACAGAAACATCTCCTATTTGTGGTAAAGTACTGGGAACACAAAAAGAAAAATTTCAAATATTAGCAAACTCAAGAATAAAATTTTAATTATGTACAAACTAGACAAATACAAACAGAACTTAGCCATACAAGGAAATAAAGTATGGAGTTACACAACTAATGTAGCAACAATAGAAGGTAACAAATTAATTCAACACGGATGGTGGAGTGTTACTACACAAAAGCACATCAACTATGTTGCTAAAGAACTAAACTTAACATTAGTTAAATGAAATATAATTCTGATTTTAAATATGATTTAGATTTAGGTTTATTAGGGGAAAAATTAGTAGTTGATATTTTGACTAATAAAAAAATTGAAGTTAAAACAGATTATAAAGCATTACAAACAGGAAATGTTTTTGTTGAATATTTTAGCAGAGGAAAAGAAAGTGGAATTTCTGTATCAAAAAGTGATTGGTATTGTTTTATCATATCAAATGATAATATAATTTTTATTAAAACACAAAAACTTAAAGACTTATGCAGAAAATATCTCAACACTACAAAAGATGTATTAGGTGGGGATAACAATACAAGTGCAGGTATTTTATTATCTTTAAAAGAATTAATATGTATATAAAACCAAATCCATTTGAAAGTGAAATATTTGAATATCACAGAATACAAGAAAAAACAAAAGCAATTAAAAATTCAATAGAAGTTTTAACCTTTCACGGATATACTATTTTAGACTTAGAAGGCAAAATAATACGTAAAGAAATAAAAGAATGATATTATTAGTAGATGCAGATAGTTTAGTTTTTGCAAGTTGTTGTAGAACTAAAAACACTCCAGATGAATTTCCTTATTATACAAAAATTAATGATTCAATAAATAAGTTTGATGAACAGTTTATGAAAATTGTAAATGATTTAGAACAAAAATATGATATTGAAAAGGTGATTACGTTTAATGGGTGTAAAGGTAATTTTAGAAAACAATTAACAAGAGATTACAAAGCTAATAGAAGAAATCAACCACTACCTCCATTGCTACACGATATACACCAGTATGTAAAAGATACTTATAATAGTAAATTTGCTTTTGGTATTGAAACAGATGATATGGTTGCTAGATATTGGAAAACCTTAAGCCAAGAATTTGGTAGAGATAATGTAATGATAGTCAGTATTGACAAAGATTACAAGCAGTTTCCTTGTTTAATGTATAATTATCACTATAAACATCAAGTAGTATTAGATATAAGCGAACAAGAAGCATTATATAATTTCTATGAACAAATGATAATGGGAGATGTTGCTGACAATGTTAACTACTTTAAAGGAAAAGGTAAAAAATTTGCTGAAAAATATTACAAAAATTGTACAACTAAGTATCAATATACAAAAAAACTTTACGAATTATTTAAACAAAAATATAAAAGTAAAGCTAAATTAAAGTATATTGAATGTTATAATTTACTAAAACTTAGGACAAGTTGAAATGGATATTGAAGATTATTCTTATTATGTTAGATATAGAAATAATCTAACACAATTCATTATTCATAACTGTAGTTATGCTAAAAACAAGAAAAGACTTAATAGAGTTAATTTTAATGAAAGAGAGTTATTATCTCTTTTAAAAGAATTAACAGAAATTAGTTTGTATATTGAGAAAATAAATAAATAATAAAAATACGTTATATAGTTATGATACACCTAGTTAAGACTAATAAAATAAAAACAAACCCAAACAATCCAAGAATCATAAAGGACAATAAATTTAAAAAATTAGTTAAAAGTATTAAATATTTTCCTGAAATGTTAAAATTAAGACCTATTGTAGTCAACAAAGAAATGGTAGTACTTGGTGGGAATATGAGATTAAAGGCTTGTATTGATGCTGGACTAAAAGAAATCTGGGTAGCTAAGGCTGAGGATTTAACACCAGAACAAGAACAAGAATTTATTATAAAAGATAATGTAAGTTTTGGAGAATGGGATTGGGATATAATTGCTAATGATTGGGACACTCAAGAAATAGAGGATTGGGGAGTTGATTTAATATTTTTTGACAAAAAAGAAGATGAATTAGATGAGAAATATTCTGAAAAAATAGGTCAAGTTACTTATGAACCTAAAGAATCAAATCATATACCAACTGATTTATTTATAAAAGAAACTAAATTTGATAATGATATTGAAAAAATACAAAATAAAGAAATAAAAGAATTGTTAAAATTAAGAACTGCTTTTTTTACTAAGTTTAAATTTTCAAAAATAGCTGACTATTATGCTTATCAAGCTAATGAGGAAGAAAAAAGAATATTTGAAAAGTTAGCATTAGTTTTATTAGATAAACATCAACTAATAGAGAATGGATTTTCAGATTTAATAGAGGAACTAGGACATAAAGACTATGAATAAAAAAATAAATACAATTTATATAATATCAAAAGGCAGACCAAATTGTCGTACTGCTAAAACATTAACCAAAATGAATTATAAGGGTGATTGGTTTATTGTTTGTGGCAATAATGATGAAACTATTGAAAAATACAAATCAAACTGGGGAGAAGATAGAATTTTAATTTTCGATTGGTATGATGAAGTAAAAAAAAGTGATTTATTAGATAATTTTGGAGTAGAAAAAATGTCAAGTGGAGCTGTGCCTGTAAGAAATGCAACAAGAACTATTGCAGAAAATAGAGGAGAAATAAGACATTGGCAATTTGATGATGATTATAGTTCATTTTATCATATTAAAGATAATAAGAAAAATTGGTTTAAATTAAATGGAGAACAATTTGAAAAGGAAATATATAAATTAGCAGAGTATGCAGATAGATGCAAATTAGCAAATATAGGTTTTGCAGTTGCTTCTGATACAAGACCTGAAATGATACATAATGTAGGACACAGAGTTTTTAATGCTCATAATATGCCAACAGATTTAAACTTATTTACTGAGTGGAAAAGCAGAATGAATGATGATTTAATAAATGCTATTGAAACTTATAGAAAAGGTGATTACGAATTATTTGTAAAATATATGAATATACAAATGCCACCAACTCAATCTGAAGGTGGAGGAAATACAGATATATATTTATTAGATGGTACTGTAAGAAAAGCTGCGTATGCTATTATGATAGAACCTAAAAATGTTAAGTTAACTATAATGCACGGAAGGTATCATCATAGAGCAAATTGGTCAGGAATCATTCCTAAAGTTATACACAGCAAATATGCTTAAAGTAGATTATTTAATTGTAGGTGCAGGATTTTATGGTTCTATTTTAGCTTATAATGCTAAAAAAAAAGGATATAAATGCTTAGTAATAGATAAAAGAAATCATATTGCAGGTAATTGCTATACCTTTACTAAAGATAATATTGATTTCCATAAATATGGTCCTCATATATTTCATACAGATGACAAAGAAGTCTGGGAATTTATAAATAAGTTTACCGATTTTAATAATTATATTAATTCTCCGTTAGCAGTATATAAAAAAAAATTATATAATTTGCCATTTAATATGAATACGTTTTATCAATTATTTAATACATACAATATTGATGAAATAAATAATATTTTAATTAAAGAAAAAGAAAAATATAAAAATATAAATCCAAGCAATTTAGAAGAACAAGCATTAAAATTAGTTGGTGATACTGTTTATAATACTTTAATAAAAGGATATACAGAAAAACAATGGGGTAGAAACTGCACTGATTTACCTGCTTTTATAATTAAAAGATTGCCAGTTAGATACACATTTGACAATAATTATTTTAATGATAGGTTTCAAGGAATCCCAATAAATGGATACACCCCTATATTTAAAAAACTATTAGAAGGAATAGAAGTAAAATTAGACACAAGTTATAAAGAAATAAAAGATAAGATTCAATATAAAAAATTAATTTATACAGGAATGATAGATGAATTCTATGATTTTTGTTTTGGTAAATTAGAGTATAGAAGTTTAAACTTTAAACATAAGACATTAGATACTAAAAATTATCAAGGCAATGCAGTAATAAATTATACAGAAAAATCAATACCTTACACAAGAATTATTGAACATAAACATTTTAATAAAACTAAAGAATCAGATAAAACAATAATAAGTTACGAATACTCTGAAGAATATAATGGAACTAATGATGCTTACTATCCTATTGGATTAAATAAAAATAAAATAATATATAATAAATACAAAGAATTATCTAAAGAAAATCCTAATATTATATTTGGAGGTAGATTAGGAGATTATGCTTACTATGATATGGATGATATTATTAAAAAAGCATTAGATAAATCTAAAGAAATATTAAATTAACTATGAACAAAACCGAACACCATAAAAAAGCATTATTAGAAGCACTTAGAAAAAGTTTAGGAATAGTAACAAATGCCTGTGAAAGAGTAGATGTAGGAAGAACAACATATTATGAATGGTATAATAATGATGAGGATTTTAGAACTAAAGTAGATGATTTACAAAATATAGCTTTAGACTTTGCTGAAAGCCAACTACATAAACAGATAGCAAAACAATCAACTGCAGCTACTATTTTTTATTTAAAAACAAAAGGAAAGAAAAGAGGATATATAGAACGTCAAGAAATCACAGGAGCAGATGGAGTGCCTACTAATTTTAAAATTGAGATAATTGACAAAACAGAAGATGTCCGAACTCCCGATACAGACTAATATTGTTTATAAACATCTTGTAAATAGTAATAAAAAAATAGTTGTAGAACAAGGGGGTACTCGTTCAGGTAAAACATATAATATTCTTTTATTTATAATATTTTACTATTGTTTTAATAATACAGGTAAAATTATAACTATCTGTCGTAAAACATTTCCAAGTTTACGAGCAACAGTATTAAGAGATTTTTTACAGATACTTAGAAATAAAAAAATATACAAAGAGCAATTTCATAATAAATCAAATTCAGAATATAATTTATTTGGAAACCTTATTGAGTTTACTTCACTTGACCAATCACAAAAGATTAGAGGAAGGAAAAGGGATTTACTTTTTATTAATGAAGCTAACGAACTTTACTGGGAAGACTGGCAGCAGCTTATCTTTAGAACTCAAGAGAGAGTAATATTAGATTTCAACCCATCAGATGAGTACCATTGGATATACGATAAGATATTACCAAGAGAAGACTGTGAGTTTCATAAAACAACTTACTTAGACAATCCTTTTATAGAAGATGTAATAAGACAAGAAATTGAAAGACTAAAAGAAACAGACGACCAATATTGGCAGATTTATGGATTAGGAGAAAGGGCATCAAGTATTAATACAATATTTAAATATGTTGAGATTAAACAAATACCTATTGATGCTAAGTTAATAGCATACGGAATGGACTTTGGTTACTCAACTGACCCAACTACCCTTGTATCAGTTCATAAGAGTAATTATGACCTGTATATAAAAGAATATTTATACAGAACGCAAATGACAACGCAAGACATTAATGTATTTCTAAAAGAACAAAACCTATTAAGAAATCCTATCTATGCTGATTCTGCTGAACCTCGTTTAATTGCTGAACTTAGAAGAATGGGTCATAATATATTTCCAAGTTTAAAAGGACCAGATTCAATAAGAGCAGGAATTGATTTATTAAAAAGATATAAATTACACATCACATCCGACTCAACAAATGCTATACTTGAATTTAGAAACTATAAATGGAAAGAAGATAGAAGTGGCAAATTAATTAACGTTCCTGAAGATAAACATAATCATATAATCGACCCTTGTCGCTATGCTACTTACTCTTTATTATCAAGACCAAACTTTGGGAAGTATGCCATACAATAAAACTTGTAAAAAATGTAATAATGAGTATAGTTATATAGGTTCAGCACAGAATGGTTTTATGTGGTATTGTAGAAAATGTAACCATATAGAGTGGGCACCTAACAAAAAATAACCAATATATTTTTTAGTTTAATATATTTTATATATATTTGTTGTATATCAATAATTAAGTTAATATAAAAAACAAACAAAATGGATGTATATAAAAACGCAAAGTTAATTGGAAAAGCAATAGGGAATTTAGAATCTCTTAAAAAATATGCTGACTTACCAGCTTATCAAAAAGAGTGGCTAAAAGACGCTTTAAATGCTATTAAGTTAGTTGATTATATTAACCTACAAGATAATTTTTAAAATGACAGATAAAAAACAAATTGAAGAATTAGAAAAACAATTAGCAGCAGCTAAAAAACACCATTACGTTTATGATACTCATTCATTACATTGCTCAGATGGTGAACTCTATATGTATCATAGCGGATTTGAAGATGAGGAGAAGTGCCTTGTAATTAACGTAGAGCAGCTTTTTAAAGACTTACCCTTCATTGTGAGCCAAGTAACTAAAGAGAACGCAAAGATGCAGGAGATGTACTTAAACAGCCTTAAAGAATCATTAAAAGAATTATGAGACCAATGAGAGAAATAGGGAGATTAATAACAGCATTTTTTAATCCTTCACCTTCTGGTAATTTTTGGATAAGGGTAAACAAAAAAATGAAAACCCAAGAAGATAAAAATAATTTTATATATTCAACTATTGAATTATTAAATTTAGAAATTGAGGTAGATGAACAAAATACAGAATACTAAAGACCTTTCGTTTTATAATAATGCTATATTATTTACTGAATTAATTAATAAAAAAGTAAATGATAATATTGATGATGAGGAATTAAAGCTAATGCAAACTTTAATAATAGACATATTCTTTTATGTCAATAACCTACAAACTCATTTAGCTAATATCAAAATACAAAATAGTAAGTTGAGGGAATTAAGAAATGATGCATTATTAAGAGTAAATGAATTAACTGAAGAAATTGAATGGATAGAAAATAATGTTATTTAAATTGTTTAGTTTAATATATATTTTGTATATTTGATATATATTACTAATAAGTTAATATAAAATAACAAACAAATGAAAGAAATAGATTATATTAAAAGAGATATTAAAACTCTTAAAAAGCATTTAAAGAATTGTATAACAAATAATACAATGTACTTAATACCTGTTCTTAAAAATCAATTAGAAAGATTAGAACAAACAAAATTTAATTTAGAAGTAGAACAATATAAAGATTTTTTCTAATGATTAATAAATTTTTAAATCAAAATCCAAATAATTGGAAGTGGCTAATCAGCTTTTATGCTGTAGCCGCTTTATTAATAATCCTTTTAACAATTAAGATATAATTATGGAAATATATAATTTAGAAAATCCTGCATACTTAGAAGCTAAAGGATTAAGTAAAGTTTGGAAAGCTTATTACAAATTCTGTACAAGAGAAGATATAATGTCAGTAGGGTTTAATGAAAATAGTGGATATGTTTATATTGCTTTGGAAAGTGGTATTTCTATTGCGTCTGCTTTTGGTCAGTCAGTTGATTATTTAGTAACTGATATGGATGATGGAGAGGAGTTTTTTTATGATACTATTGAAGAAGCAGAAAATAAATTAAATAAATTAAATGTATAAAATATGAAAAATTCAAAAGAATACGACCGATTATATGCTTTAAAAAATAAAGAGTCTATAAAAGAAAGAAGGAAAAAGGATTATATAGAAAAAAAATTCTATATTTTAAAGCAACAAAGAGAATATTATCAACTTAATAAAGAAAAGAAATTAGAAAAGGCAAGAGAATATTATCAAAAAAATAAAGTAGAAATTTATAAAAAAGAAAAATTAAGAAAACAAAATGGATAATCACTGGTTATATACTACACCTCCTTGGGATGAGCCACAGCACGAATGTGATGAGTGTGGTAAACCAATCTATAAACAAGGACACTGCTCTTATAATTGTTGGGAAGCAAGTCAGTTGTAAAATTACTTTTGTTTGTTTAAATTAGGTGCTTAGAAATAAGCACCTTTTTTTTTACATTAAATTCTCTAATTAAATACGTTATATAAATATGGAAGTTAAATTAACAATACCAAATAATTTAAGTGAGATTACACTTAAGCAATATAAAAAATACCTAATAATAGGTGAACAAAATGATGATGTTAATTTCATACAAGCTAAGATGATTGAAATATTCTGTGGTATTAGTCATAAACTTGCAACGATGATGAAATACTCAGACGTTGAAGAAATTACAGGAACCATTAATAAAATGTTTTTACAAAAACCTAAATTAGTAACCACATTTAAAATGAATGGAAAAGAATATGGTTTTATTCCTGATTTAGATGATATGACTTTAGGAGAATATATTGATTTGGATTCTTATTCAGGTGATTATGAAAATATAGAAGTTGCAATGAATGTTTTATATAGACCTATTGAAGCAAAACTAAATGGCAAATATTCAATTAAGAAATATAATCCTGAAACAAAAAATGAAATGTTAGAGATGCCAATGGATGCAGTTATTAGTTCTTTGTTTTTTTTTCTGAATTTAGGACTGGAATTGTCGGAAATTACCCTGAACTCTTTGGCGAAGCCACAAATAACACAGTTGGAGGAGTACAAGCATTTTCAGCAAAATATGGATGGTATCAAAGCCTTTTTGCCTTATCTGCAGGAGACATTATCAGATTTAAAGATATCACTCAACTAAAATTTCACGAATGTTTTTTAATGTTAGCATTTATGAAAGACAAAAATGAATTAGAAGCACAACAAATAAAAAAGAATTTTAAATGAGCCAAGAAGGTACAAGAGCATTTTATCAAGTCACAGAAACTTTAAAAGCACAGCTATTATTAGACGTTAATGTACACACAGTAACAACAGGAGATATAAGCGAAGTTGATTTACAAAAGCAAACTATATTTCCACTTTCTCATATAATTATAAATAATGTAGGTCAAGAAGATGGTGTGTTAAGATTTAATGTTTCAGTACTTGCTATGGATATTGTACATCAATCAAAAGAAATAACAATAGACCAGTTTGAAGGTAATAACGATTTACAAGATATTTTAAATACTCAGTTATCAGTTTTAAATAAACTCATTCAAGTATTAAGAAAAGGTACTTTACATTTTGATAAATACCAATTAGATGGGAATCCAAATATCGAACCGTTTTATGATAGATTTGAAAATGAATTAGCAGGATGGACTGCAACAATGGATATATTGATTTATAACGATATAAGTATTTGCTAATGAAATTAGAAGAACTAAATAAAATGTTTAATGACTTTGGTAAATATATGGTTAGTCAATCTAAAAATAACCTAAAAGATTTAGGCAAAGGAGGAGGACCACTTGAGAATTCTATTACTTATGATGTTGATGATAAACAAAAAGGAAAAGTAATATTTGAATTTTTAATGCAAGATTATGGAGAGTTTCAAGACAAAGGAGTAAAAGGAGCAGACCCAAATAATTTATCTCCTAATGCAAAGTTAACAGGACAACAAGCACCAAATTCTCCTTATAAATATGGAAGTGGAAGTTCAAAAGGTAAATGGAAAGATTTTGTAAGAAGCATTTCTGCTTGGGCGCAAATGAAAAACATAAGATTAAGGCAATATAAAATGGTAGATGGAAAGTCAGTTGCTACTGGAAAATTTGCAAAAGGAAATTATGAATCAATAGGTTATGTGATTGCAAGTAATATTTATAATAGAGGATTAAAACCTTCTTTCTTTTACACTAAACCTTTTAATAAAGCATTTGAAAATTTACCTGATGACCTTTTTGAATCATTTGCAGTAGATATAGAACACGGATTAATAGAACAAACAACTAAAAAATAATGGCAGGAATACTCTTAAGAAGTCCAGTTTATAAAACAGCAACAGCAGGTGCAGGAACTTTTTCAACTAAATGTACTATCACAATAGATGGAACATTAAGATATACACTTGTTAAATCAACTTCAGCAGGAGCTACAATACTCTGGGAGATTTCAGAATTATGTAGAGATTATATAGAAACAAATCCCACGCTACGACCTGTTGGAACGTTTCTTCCAGTAGTTACAGTTGTAACCTCTCACGTAGCTACAGATGGAAGTGGTGCAGCAGTTGCTACTGACACTTTCACAGATGTTGGATATGATGGTTATGGAACTTTTTTAGAAGGAGCAAGTCCATCTGTTTCAGCAGATGGCACAGCTCCTCCAGGATGGTTAGTATCTGGTAAATCTCCAAATGAAGGAACTAATAATTATTTTTACTCTTATGTGCCTACTGGTGCTATTGGTTGGGTTCCTTATATAGATTCAAGCAGTGAATTATTTTATCAGCAATACACCATTTCTAATGACGAAAGTACTCCGATAGCACTTGCAGGTTCTTATAATATGAATTTTGTCCGAATTGATTGTACCAAATACGGAACAGGAAACAGAATATTATTCACTAATAAATTTGGAGCATTACAAGAGATATGGTTCTTTTTAAAAGAAGTTAATGAAACTGCAAGAAAACAAAAAACATTCCAAAGAAATATAATAAGTCCTACAGGAACTTACAGTACAATCGAACACACTAAACAAGTTTTTAATACAACTGCTACTAATACACTAACATTAAGCTCTGGATATTATCCTGAATGGGCAAACGACTGGTTTGAACAATTAATGCTTTCCGAGTCTGTATGGCTTATTAATTCAGCTATTGGTGTAAACCCTACTTCAGCTAATTATATACCGTTAAACGTTAAGAAAAGCAGTATGACACGCAAGACATCACTAAACAATAGGCTTATTGAATATGAATTTGACTTTGATATGTCTTATGATTATATAAATAACATAAGATAACATAGAATAACATAGATGCAAAAACTACAGTTATATATAGCAACTGAAAGAATCGACTTATTTAAAGATGAACAGGTTTCTATAAGTTTATCTCAACAAGATGTAAAAGACCCAAAAAAGATATTTGCTGAGTTTACTAAAACTTTTACAATACCTGCAAGTGCTACAAATAATAAAATCTTTGACCATTATTATAATTATGATATAATAAACGGATTTGATGCTAGAGATAAAGTAGAAGCATCAATAGAATTAAATAACATTCCTTATAAAGATGGCTTTGTTGCTTTAAATGGAGTTCAGTTAAAACAAAACAAACCTTATGCGTATAAGATTACTTTCTATGGTAAGACAATTAATCTTACTAAAACATTTGGTGAAGATGATTTAACTGTATTGAGTGGAGAATTAGATGCTGCTTATGGATTAGATTATACTGCTGCGAATGTTCAAACAAAATTTCAAGGAGCTGTAGGTGATGTTATTATTGCTCCTCTAATTACTCATACCGAACAACTTTATTATGATTCTGGAACTCACGTTTTAGAAGATGGCAATGTGTATTATAATTCAGGTGTAGGACATTCTCACGGAGTTATGTGGGATGAATTAAAATTTGCTATTAAAATAGATACAATAGTTTCAGCTATTGCTACTCATTATTCATTAACTTTTTCAGATGATTTTTTTAGCAACGCTACTAATTATCAATTCAATACTCTTTATCTATGGATGCATAGAAAAAAAGGCAAGGTAGAACCAACTCAACAGATTGCAAATTACTCAACTCAAGTTGATGGATTTACTCTAACTTCCTCCTCTGGTAATTCAGGTGCTACAATAATGTCAGGCACCACGACCTTAGAAATAATTCCAGGTTCTGATGACTTAATACAAAATGACTTAGAGCTTGATGTAAATGCTTCTTATACTACCATTCCTTATAGTGTTCGTTTATATCAAAATGGCTCATTGTGGTGGACTTCAACTGAAGTAGCAAACGACAGAACTTTAGATAATTCAGATTTTGGTTATTTGCCTGTTGGTACTTATTATGTAGAAATCGTTACAGCAACAGCTATGACGTTTGATAATGTGATGTGGAGTATAGCAGGTAACCCTCAATTACCTGTTAACGTAACAGGATGGACTGCAGTATATGAATCAGGGTCTTTCAATGCTACAACTATATTTGAGTTTTTACCATCTGCTCAATTACCTACAATTAAAGTAATTGACTTTATGAACGGCTTGTTTAATATGTTCAATCTAACTGCATATTATGACAATCAAAAACTATTAGTAAATGGAAGCGTAAATCCAGATTATGGGAATATAAAAATTCAAACCTTAGATTCCTTTTATGCTAATAATTTTAATACTTGGGATATTTCAGAATATATTGCAATAGATACAAGCGAAGTAAATGTAGGATTACCATACAATGAAATCTCCTTTGGATATGAAGGAGTTGAAACTTTACTCGCTCAAACTTTTTCACAGGAACAGAGTATGGCGTGGGGTGCTTTAAAATATTCAGGAGGCACAAGATTAACAGGTCCAAACACTTCTTATACAATTAGTTTACCTTTTGAGCATATGCAATATGAAAGACTTGTAAACCAATTCAATAATGGAACAACAACTATTCAATATGGTAGATTTGTAGATGATAATTTTGATTCTTATTTAGGTAAGCCATTAATATTTTATCCTATTAAACAAACAAGTGGTACAGCAATATCATTTTTAACAACTGCTACCTCTCACGTTTCTTTAGTGGATTATATCATTCCATCAAATACCAGAGCGATAGCAACTGCTACAAGTACTGACAGTATTAATTTCAATGATGACGTAAACGAATATACAGGAGCATCTGGGTTTACTGGAACGTTATTTAATAATTACTACAGCACCTATATAACTGATGTCTTTAATACAAAAAGAAGAATTACAAGAATATCCGCTTTTTTACCCTTAAAGATTATATATAAATTACAAATGAATGATGTAATAACTATCAATAATCAAAATTATAATATAAATAGTGCAAACATCAATCTAATTACAGGGAAAACTAAATTAGAATTATTAAATAAGGTATGATAAAAGATATAATAAGTTTACTTAAAACAGTAAATAATGAAACAGAAAACATTAGAATAGCTAAAGGCAAAAATAAACTTGCTACCAGTTGGTCTGAAGCATTTAAACAAATAAAAGATTCATATAATGGCAATAACTAAAGTAATAGTAATTAGTGCAGATACTAAAGCAGCACAAAAAGCCCTTGAAGAAGTCAATTTAACTATTGAACAGCAAGAGGATTTATTAAAAGATACTCAAAGACAACTCGAAAAGCTAGAAGATTTAAGAGATAAAACAAGTAAAAAAGATTTAAATAAAATAAAACAATACAACGAAAAAATAGCTGAAACTAATAAGCATTTAAAAAGAACTAAAACAAGACTACAAGAAAATAAACAAGAAAGAATTAAATCAAATAAAGTAATAAAAGAATCAGTAAAAGAACAAAGAGAATATACAGGTGTTCTTGGAATAATTGACAAACAAACTGGTGGTGCTATTTCAGGGTTTCAAGGGTTTACTAAGAGTATAGGTGGTGCAACTAAAGGAATGAAGCTACTTAGAGTGGCTATTATTGCTACAGGGATTGGAGCTTTAGTTATTGTAATTACATCTTTAATTGCAGCATTTACACAAAGCGAAAAGGGACAGGAAAAACTACAAGTAGGTTTAAAAATGCTTGGAGCAGTAGTAAAACAAATAATGGATTCATTTGCTGCTTTAGGAGAAGGAATTATAGAAGCAGTTACAAATCCTAAAAAGGCTATAGAAGACTTGGGTTCTAGTATATTAAAATTTTTAAAAAATCCTATTGACACTGTTGTAGGAGCTTTTAAAGATGCAAAAGAATCAGCAACTAATTTTATAGAAGAAACAAAAAAAGAAATAAATACAATCGGAGAAGTAACAAAGGCAAGACAAAAGGCACATCATATAGAAAGAGATTTACAAGTTGAAAGAGCAGAGGCTAACAGAGAAATAAACGACATAAGATTACAAGCTGAAGATAGGGAAAAAAATACTGCTGCTCAAAGAATTGTTTTATTAAGAAAAGCACAAAAGATTGAAGAAGAAATTACTCAAAAAGAAATTTTAGCTAAAAAACTTTTAGTAGATGCTCAAATTCTTGAAATGGAGCAAGGTTTAAATACTATTGAGGCGAAAGATAAACTTGCTAAAATGCAAGCAGAGTTAATAAACTTAGATACTAAAAAACTTAGAAGTCAAAGATTATTACAAACACAAATTACAACAGCATTAAATGAAGAAAAAGCAGCAGCAGCAGAAAAGAAAAAAATTGCTGATAAAAAAATAGAAGATGATGCAATAGCAGCACAAAAAGTTATAGATGATGCTAAAACTAAAGAACAAGAAAGGTTAGATGGTATAAAAGAAATACAAGATGCATTTAAAGAAGCTGAAGCTGAAAGAAACGCAATAACAGAAGAAGAAAAAGCAACTTTAGAAGCAGAAAAAGCAATAGCTGATTTAGATAAATTAAATGCAACAGAAGAACAGAAAGCTAAAATTGTTGCTTATTGGAATGGACAAATACAAATAGGCAAAAATAAAGATGCTAAAAATGATGAAGCAAGAGATAAGGCAGTTTCTAATGCTAAGTTAGCTATAGCACAACAATCAATGGCATTAATTGGAGAGATTGCAGGTAGAGGTTCAGCAATAGGAAAAGCTATGGCAATAGGTCAAGCCACAATTTCAGGGATTCAGGGGGTGCAAAACACTTTTGCAACAGCAAATCTAAGTCCTATTACCGCAGTATTCCCTGCCTATCCTTATATTCAAGCCTCCATTTCTGGAATATTTAGTGCATTACAAATTAGAAAAATAGCATCTACTAAAGCAGATGGCAAAGGCGCAACACCAAGTCCAACAGTTAGTGGTGGTGGTGGTGCTGCCCCTATAACCCCATCATTACCTCCTGCATTTAATACTGTTGGAGCAAGTAATACAAATCAATTAGCTTCTGCAATAAGTGGTCAAGCACCTGCTAGAGCATACGTAGTAAGCAATGATGTTACTACTGCACAAGGATTAGAAAGAAATATTGTTGAAGGAGCAACGATATAAATACAAAATTAAATTTTAAATACGTTATATTATTATGAGAATTATTGAATTAATCTTAGATGAAGAAGAAGAAGACGCAGGAATTGAAGCAATAAGCATAGTAGAATCTCCTGCAATAGAGGAGGATTTTATTGCTTTAAATTCTAAAGAAATTAAACTTGCTGAAATCTCAAAAGATAAAAAATTATTAATGGGTGCTTTGCTTGTTCCTAATAAACCAATATATAGAAAGTCAGGAGAGGATGAGTATTATATATATTTCTCAAAAGATACTATATCAAAAGCATCTCAATTATATTTAAAAAATGGTAATCAAAACAATTCGACTTTAGAACATCAACATTCTTTAAGTGGATTAACACTTGTAGAATCGTGGATAGTAGAAGATAAAGAAAAAGATAAAAGTCGTCTATATAATTTAAATGTTCCTGTAGGAACTTGGATGGGCACTGTAAAAGTGAACAACGATGAAGTATGGAACGAATACGTTAAGACAAATAAAGTTAAGGGTTTCAGTATCGAAGGATATTTTGCTGATAAAATGGAATCTCCTAAAGAGTCGGTGGAAGAAAAAATGGAGACTGAAAATAATAAATTACTTAAATCGATAAAAGAAATCCTTAATGCCAATTAGAAAAATTAGAAGAAATATAGGACCTGGAAGTCAAGGGTATATTCCTGCTCGTAGTTCTCAAAATGGAGGGCGAAAGGCTTGTTTATGTCCTAACGAAAATACTTATGCACGTGAATGTTGTGATGGTTCTAT